TCATCGTTTTGTCGGCTCCAAATGGGGCTAAACACTTAGTACAAAACAGATTATAAAAAATCTACAGCTTTAATCGTATTGTCATCATTTAGGTAAATCTCCTGTATTGTGGATCGCCAAAAAGAACGCCTGTTTTCGAGCGAAAGAGAGTTGTACATCTGCCGAAAATCAGTTTGCAGCAATTCTTCTATGTATCGTGTATTGCGAGCTTCTTCTTTTTGTTGGCATGGGTTGGAAGAGTGCACGTATTCTTCTTCGAGCCGGTTGTATTCCGTATCGTAATATTCAAAAGAGATCCGCCCCTTTTGAAATAACAAATTTAATCGTTCCATTTCTTTTCTAAGCTTTTTCGGATCTTTCGCTTTCTTTTGCTTTTTTAACTCTTCGCTGATCTGGTTGGTGCGGACCTTATACTTTTCGTACTCTCTTTCAAGATTTTCGAGCAGATATTTTTCGATAAGGTTCTGGCTTACCCTATGCCTATACGTGCAAATATGGTCTTTAAGCGCTCTATTGCAACGGTAGTAGCAGTATGTTCTTTTTTCTCCGGTTTTACGGTTGATAATTGATGAGCATCCGGTGCCAACTAATTTCTGTCCACATACAGGACAGCGCATCAAACCCGTAAATAGGTATACTCTGCCAGATGGTGTGCTTTTTATATTTCTTTTCGAGATAGTTTGCATCTCATTCCATTCTTTTTCTGACAGGTAGGCGGGGCAATAAGGATACCCTCTGTACGTCCCCTTGTAAAATTCGCTCGATAACATTGTTCTCAACATTCCATAGCTAAAATCAATACCATAGACCTCTTGCATGTACCGGACAGCACCTTTTTTGGAGTTATGGATTCTAAAATAATTAAAAAAATCCTCCACCATGTGTTCTGTTTCTGGATCTTTAACCATGCATTTCTTCCCGTCCACGACACCTGTTTTATATCCAAAAGGCATATTTGCATCTCCGAATATTAACTTCCTCTGTCTTATAGATGCTTCATTCACAAATTTAATTCGCTCGGATGTGGTGTCTACTTCATTTTGCCCGATCGACAGCACTACATTTAACTGCAATCGTCCGTCTCTGGTCTCCATGTTTATTCCTGGCTCGGAAACCGAGATCCAACGCACTCCATGCTCATCAAGTACATCCTGGACCTTATAGAAATCTGACAGATTTCGAAACCATCTGTCGAGTCTCCAGAAAATTATCACATCAATTTTATCCCTTTTTACGTCCTCTACAAGAGCGTGTATGGCTTTTCTTTTCTTCAATTCTTTTCTGGCAGTCTTTCCCTCGTCCGCATAGACGCCTACTATAGACATATTGTTGTCTGTTGCGTATTGCTCCAGGCATTCTTTCTGTGCTTGCAGAGACTTGCCATGTACGCTCTGCTCAAATGTGGAGACGCGGATGTATATGGCACACCGCAGTATTTTTTCTGGCATTTGCATCACTCTCCTTTTGTAAAATATATTTAAAATTGGCACAAAAATAACAGCCAGCGCAAAACAAATGTTCCGCTTGCGTGACTGCTCCGAAGATGATACAATATTCGTGGATTTCAATCGCATATCTTCGGATATGTATTGCCGTCCCGGTGTTGGTAGCACTGGGGCGGTTTTTATTTTATAAAACGTGTGACGCTATAAGTCTGTTTATAGATTGCACATCTGAGTTCGAGGTGAAATCAAATTTCACTGTTCCTAATCCACTAAAACAAACAGTGAGTTCAGAGTCCATATCGAAAGTACCAGAAGTTTCAACCGAAAACGCTTGCATTTTTGAATATGGCAACGATGTATAATCTTTTTTAGATCCTGTAATACCTTGCACGTTGCATGCAATAATTCTTTTGTTTGTAAAAACAACGAAGTCTCTCATCGAAGAGTAATACCCGGCCACTTCTTCATCAGTTATAAGCAAGCTGAAAACTTCTCTCGGAATGTTCTTTTCTTTTCCTTTGCTTAATTTGAATACTTTTTTGTTCTGAAAATCAATCAATGTATGTTCCTTCTTTCTTAATTCAATGCTTTATTTTTTGGTTAACTCGACCTTTTTTGTAGTTCCCATAGCGGACGCTTCATAACTAATCACACCGTCTTTGTATGTAAATTCTTTTGTATCGTCACTTGATGCTAGTAACGCCATCCCTGTTTTTTCTTTATCGTTTTCCGATGTCCATGCGTAATCGTTAGTTGGCTCGGTTGGCGCAACGTAAGTGCCAGCCCAGTAAAGTGATTTTGTATTTCCTCCATCAGACACCCAATTTATTTCTATTACATCATCAGAAATCGTAGCTTCTTGATATGACCCTTCGACTTCTTCTGATTTCCATGTTCCAGTTAAATTCAAAGGCTCTTTCTTCTCTTCTTTCTGGTCTGTTGTTTCTTCTGTCTTTGTTTCGGTGTCTTTGGATGGTTCGGCATCCCCACCACATGCTGTAATTGATAATGCCATAATTCCCGCTAATAGCATTGCTACAATTTTCTTTTTCATAGTTTCCTCACTTTCTTATGTACCTTAACACCACTTTACTCTATATAAACGCCGAAGCGGTTATATCGTATTATTACCATTATTTACCTGTAGTTTCCAGATCTGGAATATACTACAATAAAACCACTATGAAAATACTACTCGATAAGATCATGCTTAAGAAAAATCTATCAGTCCGGCAAGTATCCATTGCGACCGGAATATCAAAATCAACGATTAACCGTATTGCAAACGGTGAAATATCACCGACAGCCGACACGCTGGAATTGCTTGCCAAGGGCTTAAAAGTCCGAATTTCTGACCTTATCGACTCTCCATATCAATAAGTGTCCCAGATATGGGACGATTGTCCATTTTCGCGTAAGTTTCCCGATTTTAGATTGTTAACTTAATAGAGAGGTACATAAGTACCAAAAAATAACAGAACAAATGTTCGAACAAAATATTGATTTTTATCCACTGAAATAGTATTATATGTTCAGGGATTTCGAACATGTGTTTTTGCAGTTAGGGGGATTGCGAAATGGACTACAAAAAACTTATCATCGAATTGGTCAACAAGTCCAACAATATTGAGGTGTTGGAACTTGTGTACCGATTCTGCATAAAGCTTTTAGGCTAGGGGAAACCCTAGTCTTTTTTAATTAAGCTCTCTGCGAGCTTTTCTAGGACATCCCATTCACTTTCATCCAGCTTTGCAAGAGCTTCTACTAATCTTTTTTTAAATGTATCATTTTCCATTATAAGATCAGCAGCAAAGTCTGTAATCAACTGGTCTCTTGTTAATTGGATAAACATTTCACCGTTTCCGGTTCTTAACCATTCTTCGTTCACATTGAACTCTTTACAAATCAACTTATATAAGGATTCTTTTTGATCTGGGCGTTTCAAGCGATCGTATTCTATATTAACAATAACGCTTTCACTGACGCCAAGCCTTTCTCCAAAAACTCTCCTGGACATACTTAAGTCTTTTCTTAAGATTTCAATTCTTTCTCCTATATTTAATTCCAAAAGGCTTCCTCCTTTCTGAAATCAGTATATCATTATTATACTTGTTAGTCAACAAGAAAAATATTTAATTTTTTTAAAAATCTTATTGACAAACAAAATAAAACGAGTTATGATTTGTTCATCAACAAGAAAGCAACAACACAAACCAAAACAAAAAAACGCTGACCTATCGGCATGACGGGGAAAAAGAAAGCGAGGTGAGAAAGATGTGGGTTTCAAGACGATCATGGGATTGCTTGCTGTATCGCATCAAAAAGTGTGAAGATGACATCAAAATTCAGAAGGAAAATACGGAGAATTTAATCAGGAATACTGCAAAAAAAATTCTTGAACAACCAGAAGAGTTGCGCGAAGAAATTCAGGGGGTTGAACGTATCGAAAAATATATCGATGAGTTTATAGGTCTTGACGAAGAAAATAAGGATAGAAAGATAAAAAAATTCGATGTATTGAAATCCATTACTAGAGAGAAAGAGTTTTCTAATATGGTATTTGGCTTGATCGAAGTCAAAAAAACTCCTGAAGCATTTGCAGAACTTCTTGAAGAGGAGATGCCTGAAAAAGAGCTACCTCATTTAAAAGAAGCAGCTCTTAATGGTTATCCGTTGTTTTTCTCTGGCATGCAGTGAGCGCATCCGTTTCTTCTGATGTCAAGCATGGAAGAAAAAACAACAGCTTCCTCATAGGAACTGCAATTAAAGATATGTTCGGACTTTATATCATTTATGCGGCAGCACGAGGTTTCGCGGTCTAAATCATGGATTTCACCAGTGTTTTTATTAAGCACATAGCGATTGCCGTTAAATGGCGAATTACAACGTCTCATAAAATCGCTCCTTTCGCAATACTCAGGCATGGCAGTGCCCTGTATTTACAGTATAGGAGATAAACGAAAAGAAAGCAATCCCGCCACGGAGGTTACGACGGCAATAAAAATAGGAGGTAAAAGGTATTGAACGAGTTACAACAGAAATTAGACAGCCGGGAAGTGGCTGAGATGGAGAAAGCGAAAGTTGTATATTTGCTAAAATCCGTTGATAATTCCGTGAAAATTGGCGTTACGGAAGAGCTTGAAAGGCGATTAAAAGTAGTTCAAAATCAGAGCGGAAAGGTAATAGACAAGTGCTATGTAACTGGATATTGCTCGAACCCTTTTGAGATAGAAGCCGAATTTAAAAGAATGTATAAAGATAATCGCATAAACGGTGAATGGTACTCTATAGATTTCGAAGAATCAAAGCAGATATTGAAAAGAATATTCGATGCAAAAAGAGTTGTAAAAACCAGGCGAACAAATCAAGAAAGCGGAATAGACAAACTGTTGAATTTTATTTTTTCATAGATTGGAGGAAAAATGAGCGAATTAAAAATTTTCAATAACGAAGAGTTCGGTAAAATCAGAACAGTAACGATTGACAACGAACCGTGGTTTGTGGGGAAAGATGTGGCAGTAATTTTGGGATATAGCAATCCACAAAAAGCACTTCGTGACCATGTAGATGAAGAAGACAGGACGCTGAACGATTCGTTCACCGTGAATGGCACAAAAGGAATTCTTATCAATGAGTCAGGACTTTACGGTTTGATTCTTTCAAGTAAACTTCCGAATGCTAAAAAGTTCAAACACTGGGTAACAGCGGAAGTTCTTCCCGTACTCAGAAAGACAGGTAGGTACAACTTGCAACAGCCACAGGGCAAAGAACTCCTCGCACTGGCGGTCTTAGAAGCGCAGAAGACCATTGAAGAGCAGACAGCACAGATTGAGGAAATGAAGCCGAAAGCGATATTTGCAGATGCTGTTGCTACCAGTCATACTTCCATCTTAATCGGCGATCTGGCAAAGATTTTGAAACAGAACGGCGTTGAAACAGGGCAGAAGCGCTTATTTGAGTGGTTGCGTGAAAATGGATATCTGAGTAAGAGAAAAGGAACGGAATGGAACTCGCCCACACAGAAATCTATGAATTTAGGGCTGTTTGAAGTGAAAGAGACAACAGCTATGAATCCAGATGGTTCCGTTCGGATTAACAAAACCACAAAAGTAACCGGCAAAGGACAGCAGTATTTTATCAACAAATTCCTGAATGTAGCATAGGAGGTACACATGAGCGAAAAAGAGAAAGAAATCATCAGAAAAGTAGCGCAAGCACTGCCGGATATGTCCGACATGAATAAAGGTTATTTTCTCGGCTTTGCAGAAGCTATGGCATCGCAGAAGAGCCAGAAGAACGAAGAAAATAAAGAAAAAGAAGATGACTAGGACAACATATCATGGACAATCTAACCATCATACATATTAGAGAGGTGATTTTATGAAGCCAGATATGGAAAAAATCATACAAGTGTTGATATCTCTTATCGAAGAACAAGAACATGTGAAAATTGATTACACACTCGAAAAGAGGACAGAAGAGAAAACCGCTTAGGCGGTAGAAGGGAGGACAAGCATGGAGATTAAAGGAACATACCACTGCCAGACCACTCAGCAACCCAACACATTAAACAGCTGGGACATCTGGTCCGTCTCTGTAGAGCTGCCGGAAGAAGAGGACAAGCCTTACTGGATCAGAGTCGGAGTGACGGTGATTGGGTTTATCTTGGTGCTACTGGCGTGGTATCTGGTGTTTGGGTATTAAAAATGAGCACCTACAAAAAGGCTGGGGAGCCGTAGGTACTCTGACAAAAAATCAAGAATATAGTAACAGATTTTAGGAGGATAAGCAATGGATAGAAAGAAAATACATGAACTTTTAGACTTAATTCTTGAGATTCAAGAGCGTGGAGAAGGTAGGAATGGGTATCCGTACGTAAACATTGAATTTTCGAACTACGGTAGCAGAATATTTTTAACCGCACGAGAAAACGGATTTGTTACTGATGGAGATTACGATTTGTTTGACGGTATTGCAACAGATAAGCAACTAGATGATGCAATTATTTTAGTTGGGGTATTGCTGGAAATGGCAGTGGACAAGACGGAGGACGAATGATGTATGTAGGTATCGGACCAGAGAAAGACACGGTAGTAACAGAAGACCAGGCGTTTGAATATGCACTGGAGAGATGCTTGCATGGAACACCAGATGACCAAAAAGAATTTAAAGAAATGCTGGTGGAATGGTTTTACTCCGGGAGTTGGGTAAAGGAAGAAAGCGAGGAAACCTATGCTTAAAAGCTATGAAGAAATGAGGAAAGTAGATGTAAAACCATACCTCGAAAAAAGAGATGGTATGGACTATTTAAACTGGGCAATGTGCATTGATTTATTACATAAAAATGGGGCTGAAAATGTTTATTTTACTCCGATTCCAGACCCAGAAACAGGAAGTAGCCTAAGGATGACAAAAGCGGTGTTTAAAGATAAAAACGGAGTTGAAAATAGATGTTACGAGACCAGAATCCGTGTTGTGATAGATGATCAAGTGTACGAGATGCAAACACCTGTGATGAATGGGGCAAACCCTGTAAAAGACAACTCTATGAGTCAGCAAAGAGTCTGGAACAGCATGTGCAGGGCGTTTGTGAAGTGCGTAGCAATACATACCGGCTTAGGGTTCGATTTGTGGCTTAAAGAGGAATACAACAAGATGTATGCTCAAATACCGGAAACGGGGGAAAACAGAGCGTCTGAAGCGAAAATCAAGACTCTCAAGAATCTATGCGTATCTCACGGTATCAATCTTGAACGCTGGTTGAGAGAAAACAATAGGACTGAGCAGACACTTACCGAGACAGAAGCTGCAACAATGTTAAGCACAATAAAAAGGACTTACGGTGATGATTGATGAAATTCACAGGAAAATTAAAAGGCCGTTTGATAGATTGCCACACCATCCTATTCAAATCCGAAGAGGACTTCCGACAAGCCTATGATGAATTGAAAGCCTATGAGAAATTAACGCTTGAAATAAAGCCATACAGAGCAAAAAGAAGCCTTGATGCAAACTCTTATTTGTGGGTGTTACTGGATAAATTAGCAGACAAGCTGGATATTACCAGGTGGCAAGCGTACCTAAATGAATTAAAATCCCACGGTGCTTTTGAGTACATACCGCTCCGGGAAAAAGACATCTATCTGGCACAGTCAGTGTTCCGGATTGTGATAGATCGTGGAGCACAGGAAGTAAAAGACCTAAAAGGGAGAACTGAAACATTACACACTCTGCAATGCTACAAAGGGTCAAGCAAGTATAACACAAAAGAAATGAGCAGACTCATCAAAGGCGTGTTGGAAGATTGCAGAGAGGTTGGAATACCAGATGCAGACCTTTTGACCCCAGATGAAAAAGAAGAGCTTAGACAAAAATGGGGGATTGAACTGTGAGCATTGATTACAGTAACATGGCATTCCCTAAGCCGAAGCGCAAGAAAAAGAAAAAAGGTCATCAGAGGACGTCCGGCAGACCAAAGAAGCTGTGGAGCATATTCACAGAGGATATGGATCACTGCATGTACACCGGAGTTTACGGAGTGGAGAGGCATCATGTTTTTAGTCACACATCGAAAGAAATTGAACTTTCGGAGGATTATGGTTTTATCGCTCCATTGAGACCAGACCTGCATCCAAACGGAACAAGGGCAGGGGAGAATGCATCAAAAGTTGACCGATACTTAAGAAAACGCTGCAAAGAGTATTATTTGCAGCACTACGGAACAGAAGAGCAGTTCCGACAAGAATTTCACTATGTTAGCAAAGGGTAACCTTTCGCTATAAATTGTAACCCGTTCATGGCTGCTGCACAGTACGTCACAAATACCTTAAGTAAGCCAGATTCATTGTCTCCCGGTAATTCCGGGAGCAGAAAGGAGAATAAATGGTAATTACAATTCCGGGCAAACCGGTTGGAAAAGCAAGACCGAGATTCCGCAGAGCCGGATTTAAAGTCATTACATATACGCCAGACGAAAGCAAAAAATACGAAAAGGAAGTTGCAAGGATTTACAAGCAGAGTATAGGCGTGCTTTACACGGACATCCCTCTGAGAGTTCGAATTTTAGCGAAATTTCCGATTCCAGAGAGCTGGTCTAAGAAGAATAAGGATAGGGCTTTAAAAGGAGAAATGAAGCCGAATAAGAAGCCTGACTTAGACAACATTGCAAAAATCATTCTGGATGGCCTGAATGGAGTCGCATATACGGATGATAAGCAGGTAACCAGTCTGGAGATTGAAAAAGTGTACTCGGATACACCTTGCGTGGTGGTCTATATTGCGGAGGATGAGTAATGGCAGAGGTGAAGTGGATCAAGATTACAACGAATATGTTTGATAATCGCAAAATCAAGCATCTGCGGAAATTACCGGACGGGAACAATATCGTCCTGATCTGGGTAATGCTACTCACGATGGCTGGTCGGTGTAATAGTAATGGAATGGTATTTTTAACGCAAAACATCCCGTACACGCCTAAAATGCTGGCAGATGAGCTGGACTTTGAAGAGAATACCGTGAAATTAGCCTTACAATCACTGGAGCAGCTTGAAATGATCGTGATGGACAATGGATTTTTCTCGATCCCCGGATGGGAGGAACACCAGAACGCAGAAGCGCTTGAAAAAATAAGGGAGCAGAACCGGATTAGGAAGCAAAAACAGAGGGAAAAACAAAAAATTGAGTGTGTCACGGAAATGTCACGTGACACAAGTGTGACAAATTTGGGAAGTCACGCTACAGATAAAGATAAAGAAGAAGATAAAGATATAGATAAAGAAAGAGATATAAGAGGTAATAGAGTGGATTATCAGCAAATAGCTGATATGTATAATGCCACTTGCGTGTCATTCCCTCGCTTAACACGATTGTCTGAAAAAAGAAAACGGGCAATTAAAGCAAGATTAAGAAAATATTCCATTGATGACATTCAGAGAGTATTTGAGATAGCAGAAGAAAGTGACTTCCTAAAAGGCGAAAATAACCGGAATTGGTCAGCGGACTTTGATTGGATGATGAATGACACGAATATGGCGAAGATTCTGGATGGAAAATATGCAAACCGGAAGAGCACAGCATCGTCGAAAAAAGCAAAAGATGAATGGAGCGAATTTTTAAATGAATAAAAAAGAGTTTGCGACAATCGCAATGGGAATCCGCGGTGCATATCCAAAAGCGCAGATACTGGAGACGACAGAAGAAAAGGAGCTATGGTACGGAATGCTAAAGGATATGCCGTACATGGAAGTTGCTGGCAATTTAAAGAGACATATACAGCACAGCAAGTTCGTTCCAACCATTGCGGAGTTAAGGAATGAGCATCGAGGGATGGATAACAATAATTTTAAGCGCAGGTACTACGATATGGACAATCTGGAAATGCAGTTACTAAATGCGCAAGAAAGGGCGTTAGAGGTTAAATATGGCACGGGAATTGAAACACAGCTTTAGCAGCCACAGAAAACAGTCCGCCGGATTCAAACCGGGCAACATGGCAGCGTTTATGTACGGCAGCACAAAGCGGAAGAGAAAGAACAGGGTGAGAGGGAAATGAGTAGACAAGCACACTTTCTGGATCCGTACAAGTTCCAGATCGGAGAGATGGTAAAACTCGGATGTTCGGATGAGCATATCTGCAGAGTACTTGAGGATATTACTGGAAAAGAAGTGAAAAAGAGGGTAATAGCAAACAAAAGGATGTGGTTAAGAAAAATGGAAAATAAAAGAAAACAATACGAACCGTACAAGGGAGAAATTAAGTGCATGATCGAATACGGACTTACGATCCAGAACATCTATGCAGCAATAAGAGAAGAAAGCGGGATCGATGCGAGTATTGAAACGTTTAAAAACTTTTTAAAAGACAATGATATGCTGCCTGAGTCAAAGAAGCAAGAAACTTCGGTTAAGGATATCTTCGGCAACATTGCAAATTACATGGAGTTTCACGAAGGCTGGGTACGGACCAGTTGCCGACTCAACAGGGCGGTATCGAATCCAAACCGGATATTAATGCGGAGGTATTTACAGTAGGCTATGAAAAAAAGAAAGAGAATCCGAAGAAAAATGAAGTACATATCTGTTCTTCCTGCGGACGGGAAATTATCGGAGATTTTGAGTATGTAAAGACAAAGAGAGGGACGGAATTGTATTTCTGCAAAGATATGAGGTGTAGGAGGAATGACTAATGGCGAAAACAGAAGAAACATGGATGGATGGGATTACAACGGAAATGATGGAGCATATCTGCGACAACCTGTGTAAATATCCAGACCAGTTAAACGGAGAGCAACTGGAAGATAAATGCGCAGAGTGCAAGATGGGGCGGTTTGTGTGCGATATTTTGAACCAGTATAACAATTGCGCAAAGCTGCTGGAGCAGATGCAGGAACTGAAAGAGCGTGATACGGCGAAGAAACCAACGTATGTAGGGGACGGATATGCGCCAGACGGAACATTTGTATGGGACGAATGGTTATGCCCAAACTGTGGAACAAGGTATGAAGTAGATTACGATGAATATGATTACTGCCCGAATTGCGGACAGAGGATAGATTCGAGAAAGGAATAATCATGATGGGAAGATGTAAATTAACAAGTATATGCGGATGTGATCGTTGTTGCATAGAGTGCCCGGAAAATGAAGTGTGCAAAGACCAGTGCGCAAGAATGGACATGTATGAGTATTGTGTGGAGTGTCCGGAGTATGGGGAGGTGGAGCAATGATTTTATTTTGCCCTGATTTAACGGGAAAAGAAGAGGTAAAAGCAATGCTTATTGGCAACGGCGATTTTGTTAGACCAGTGTTGCATCCGTGTATCAAAGAAAAATGCGTAGCGTACAAGGATGGAAAGTGCATGAAATACGATAATGAAGTGGAGAGGGAAAGTGAAAGAACGAACATTTGAAGATATCCTGTATATGATTAAAAGATCGTGTGACAAAACTTTCTATAAAGGCACAGATTACGATGGATTAAAACCGGAGATTGTAAGATGCGCCACAAATATTTACATAGAGCAGATGCGACAGAACGGAGGAAAGGAAGATGAATAGAGAAATCCTTTTTAAAGCAAAGAGAAAAGACAATGGAGAATGGGTGGAAGGGTATGTTGTTGCATATCCTTCTGGAAAAGTGGAAATACACAAAATTAGCAAAGAATTACCAGATATATTACTAAAATGCGAGATTGCTCCAAGTACTTTATGCCAGTACACCGGACTTACCGACAAAAACGATAAGAAGATCTGGGAGAATGGTATTCTCAGATATAGTTATGACTATGATGGAAGTCCGTTTTTAAAAGATGGCGAAGAGATAAAATATCGTGTAGGTGCTGTGTTTTGGAGCGAATGGAGGGGATCATGGGCAGTATGTGGACGAGGAAATAAAAAATGCACCAATAACGATGTTTTTAAATATAATCGGAATCCAAATAGAACGGAAGTTATCGGAAATATCTTTGATAATCCAGAGCTGTTGGAGGTGGAGTGATGAACGCATTAGAGAAAATCGTGGAAGAAATCGAATCCATGAAAAATGACGCCTACGAAACCTTAAAGGAAGAAAAGAAAAGACATGGAGCGAGCAAAACAGCAGAAGAACTGGAAAGCTATATTTATGGGCTGACTTGTGCAGTAGATATTGTGGAGAAGTATGTGGATAAGGAGAATGCGGAATGAAAATTAAAGCGTGTCCATTTTGCGGATGCCGTGACAGAAGAGTCAGAATCCGGAGAATGGGAGGCAAAGGATATAGGGTAGTGTGCGGTGCTTGCGGAGCATCTGGGCCTTATGTGGCAATTAAGGCGTGGCGGGATGACAAGATGATTGCACAGGATGCAGCAAGGCAAGGATGGAATAATAGGTGGGAGGAATAGCATGGACATTTTAATCACAATCGCATTCCTGGCTCTGTACTACATCCTGGGGCTGGGAACCGTGATTACTTTAAAGACAGGATTGGAAGAGGATGTAAAACTAGAAGGTGCGGATTACCTGATGGCTGCGGGATTTCCGATACTGTTATTTGTGGTGTTTTTGGATTGGATCGTGCGAAAGATAGTGAGGTAGAAAATATGAGAAAATTTAACTGGGACGAATTTAAGGATGCAGATAATAAGATTGCAGTGCACTGCAAGACCGAGGAAGAGGCGAAAGACTTTTGCAAAAGAATGCATGAGCACGGGATGAAGTGGAGAGATGGAGGGAGTTATTTAGAATGTACAGAATATGGAAAACATCTCAGTGAAACATGCTATACAGGATATGGTGAGTTCACAAGTTACGATTTTTACAAAGAACGCGAATACAAAATTTTAGAATGGAGCGATTACATGGACAAAGAATTTACCAAGGCAGATTTGGAAGATGGGATGGTAGTTGAACAAAAAAATGGAAACATGTATCTTGTATTGGCTGGGAAGGCAGTAAGAAAAGGCAGATGCAATCGTATAGACGGTTACACTGATGACTTGAAATGGGAAGGTCGTACAGGTTATACAGGAGGAGACATCGTTAAAGTCTATAGAATTACTCCGGAATCACTCGGATGCATAGAAGATGTGTTTATTAAAAGCAACCTTGAACTCATCTGGGAACGCACCGAATCGAAGAAAATGACTGTGGAAGAAATGAAACAGAAGCTGGAAGAACTGACAGGAGAGGAAATTGAGGTGACGGCATGACCAGAGAGACTATGAAACGCAGAAGGGAGAAGAAAAAATGCTAATTGAAGATAAAGTACAGATAGAAGCAGTGAAAACAAGATCGTATATGATGGGTGAGATAGATGGAAAAGTGATGATTACGCAAGGTAGATATATTGTATTTGTGAAGAAAGAAGATTTCTTGCTCGACATAGATAAGCAGAAGAAATTGCCAGAAGATGGGGTGAAACATTTTTCCACAGAAAATATTCAGAGCCAAATGAGGGCGGCCAAGTTGTCAAACAGAATGCTTACAACTGGCAAAAGCATTCTGAGAGCAATAAGAGACGAGACAACAGGGGGATACGCTTGGTTTGATAATAAATATTTGAAAATGTTCGACGGATGCACGCCAAATCTTATTAAACACCCAGGAAACTCTGAATACTACAATGCCGTGTTTACACGCTACGGAGAAATAATAGGCATCATACTTCCTGTGAGGGTGAGTGAATGGTGATAATAAGCTAGATGCAGAAAGGAGACAGCGGACATCATGAAGAAAATAGAAGCATACACTATGGCAACGAAAAAGCCCTGTGAGACAGCTCTAAAGCAACAGGGGCATAAAGCTTTTGCCTGCGACTTTAAAGGCAGCGAGAGGGCAAATAAGGACGCTGTGGACTACATAGCAGAGAAATACAACATAAAAGAGCGGATCCCGGGAGGTGATTGAGTTGGACAAGAACGTAATCTATGAGTACATGGATGCGAAAGCATTGGTAAAAGAGACAGAAGAAGATATCAGACGGCACAGAAGAAAGATGATCGTACAGGACAAGGTGACAGGCAGCAATCCGGAGTTTCCATACCAGCCGCAGAGCTTTAATATTTCTGGATGTGTAGAGAGTCATGTGAATGTGGATGAGGAAGAAAAACTGTTGGAAGAGCGCAAGAGGAACGCGAAGCTGATTAAAGTAAAAGCGGAGCGAGTAATCAATAAAGCTCCGGTGCGGATGCAGAGGATTATCCGGTTCAAGGTCATGCAAGGACTGACGTGGGACTCTGTAGCGATAAAAATGGGCGGAAGATGCACGAAAGACAGTGTAAGAATGGAATTTCAGAATTGGATGAAAGAAAAATAAAGTTATTTCGTTTTTTTCACATTTTTCGCTTTTAGGAGTTTATAGTATATCATGGAGTTAAAAGATAAGCTCCAAAATCTTTCCAAACATTCGGAACACCGCCGGACTTCTCCCCTTTCTTGTCTGGCGGTGTTTTTATGCCGTGGTCAGTTGGGACAAGCGGGTTCGATCCCTGCACACGGCTATTGTGACATATTACTGCATACCGGGAGCAGTAAAGAGTCACATGTGATATCACAAAACGCAGATATCCGCAGATCTGCAAAAGACAACAAATAAAAAATAGATTCGGTAATCTATATTTAGTGTCAGTACCCGAGTGCGGATAGGGTAAAGGATGTCAATAAAAGGCATCCTACGGGTGTATAGCTCAGTTGGTAGAGCAATCGGCTGTTAACCGATGTGTCGCAGGTTCGAGTCCTGCTATACCCGTTGTGGACTACTGCAAGGTTCCTCCTTTTTCTTATAAATTTTGATTGTGTATTTGGTTATTTTGGTTTTTGTTGGCATTTGCAATCCTTTCGAGCAGTAGTCCTAAATTCTTGGCATCCAGAGATGGGTGCTTTTATTATGTTTTAAAGGTGGTGAGTCGGATGGCGAAAGGTAAATATCAGGAATGGCTAGAGCCGGAAGGCTTGCTAAAGATAGAGGGATGGGCGAGAGATGGTCTGACGGACGAGCAGATTGCAGATAATATCGGGATCTCCAGAAGCACATTAAATACCTGGAAAGACAAGTATTCGGACATTTCGGACACCCTAAAAAGAGGAAAAGAGGTCGTTGATCGTCAAGTCGAGAATGCTTTGCTAAAACGTGCGCTTGGATACGAGTACACGGAAACGACCAGAGAATACATACCGGAACTCGATGAGATGAAAACTACGAAAAAGGTCACAAAGCAAGTAGCACCGGATACTACAGCCCAGATCTTCTGGTTGAAGAACCGGAAACCGGACAAATGGAGAGATAAGCAGGAATATGAAGATAGGACAGCGATTGAGAAGCTGGATGAAATCTTGAAAGGATTGCATGACAATGCAGCTAAGCAAAAAGCAGAATGAGTACATAATGAATGCAACGCACAGATGGAATATTAAATCTGGCGCGGTGCGTTCTGGAAAGTCATTTGTAGATACTGCTTATATTGTTCCAAAAAGAATCCGAGATAGAGCTGGACTCCCCGGCTTAAATGTAATAATGGGAGTCTCTAAAGAATCCATTGAGCGAAACGTGCTCCAACCGATGAGAGAGATCTATACCAGTGATCTGATCGGGAACATTAACAACCGGAATGTGGCAAGGGTGTGCGGAGAGGATGTTTATTGTCTCGGTGCAGAAAAGGTCAGTCAAGTCGCAAAGATACAGGGGGCATCCATTAAGTACTGCTATGGCGATGAGATCGCAAAATGGAACAAAGAAGTCTTCCAGATGTTAAAGTCCCGTCTTGATAAACCGTATTCCTGCTTCGATGGGGCTTGTAACCCGGAACACCCTACGCATTGGCTCAAAGAGTTCATCGACAATGTAGAGCTGGATATCTATCTCCAAAAGTACACCATATTCGATAATCCATTTCTGGATCCAGAATTTGTTAAGCAACTCTGCAAGGAATATGAGGGTACAATCTATTATGACCGCCTCATCCTTGGCTTATGGAAACGAGCAGATGGGGCAATTTATAAGCGGTTTGCTGATAATCCGGAATCATTTAGATGCGAGATTGTGGATGAATTCTCTCCAGACTCAGAGTATAAGCAGTTCCGAAAGGAAGATATTACATCAATCGAGATCGGATTGGACTTTGGAGGTAATCAGTCTGGTCACTCTTTCGTTGCCAGAGGATATACGGACGATTACAGAGACGTGATTGCTTTAAAATCCAGAAGAGTCATGGCGAAGGATGAAGAAGAGGATATCGACAGCAATCGACTGAATAAGTTGTTCTGCGAGTTCGTACAAGAAGTGATAGATGATTACTCTGTGTGCGTGAAGAGTGGAGACTATGTGCAATATTGCAACGTAGAATCCGTATTTTGGGACAATGCGGAGACAGTACTCGGGAACTCTGTCCGTAATGCTGTGGAAAAAGAGTTTCCGTGGATTGCTGTCAAACCGGCGAAGAAAAGACCGATCAATGACAGAATCAGATGCACCGTCAAGCTCATGGGGGCTGGGCGGTTTTTTATTACGAGCGATTGCGAAAGTTTGCAAACGGCTCTTTCTGATGCAGTGTGGGACAAAGAAGTAAAGGACAAAGACGAACGCTTGGACGATGGCAGCACTGACATTGACAGCTTGGATGCGTTTGAGTACACGATCGAACGCGACATGAAATACCTAATTGAAGAGGTGGAAAATGTTTGATGGGATTAAAAGACTTTGGAAAGGAATCATGAGGATGTTTGGGTATACAACATTAAAACAGATTATCGGCAAGGATATCGCACTATCCAACGACATGATAGATGCAATCAACAGATGGAGACAGATGTTAAATGGTGATGCAGATTGGATCTCTGACAGCATTGTTTCCCTCGGGATTGAAGATGGAATCTGCCGAGAGTTTGCAGACTGTGCACTTGTGGAAATGGAAACCAATGTAAGTAATGAACGTCTGGACAAGATCTATCAGAAGAATATCACGAGTCTGAATGAGAACCTACAGGAAGGCCTTGCGCTTGGGTCATTCGTTTTGAAACCACTGGGAGAATCGGCTGCCGAATTTATCTCAGCCGACAAGATCATACCGATCAGTTTTGGGGATGATGGAAAGCCGAATGATATTGCATTTCTGACCGTAAAAAAGGTTGGGGACGCTGATTATTTCACGAGGCTTGAACGGCACTATTTCATTGGCGGGAATCTGACCATAGAAAACAAGTGTTTCCATTCTCAGACAGCGAATGATATCGGTCTTCCATGCAGCCTAGAAGCGGTGGAAGAATGGGAGAATATCCTACCTGGACCGATTACATACCCAGGAATGAACCGTATGGACTTTGGGTATTACCGTAATCCAATCAAAAATAAAATAGATGGTTCCGCATGTGGTGTATCAGTGTACGAATCTGCCGCTGAACTGATTCGGAAAGCGGATACACAGGGAGCAAGACTTGATTGGGAATACGAATCTGGAGAGCGTGCTATCCATGTGGATAATAGAGCACTTAAGCAAGATAAGGCAACCGGGAAGTTTGGACTTCCGAAACTCAAAAACAAGCTGTACCGTGGAATGAATCTGGATGTCGGGAAAGACCAAGAATTATTAAAGGAATACTCCCCAGAAATGAGGGACGAAGCCTTTAAGCGCGGGTTGGAGGAATACAAGCGAGAGATCGAGTTTTCTGTAGGTCTTGCTTATGGAGACCTGTCAGATGCGCAGGAAGTAGCGAAAACAGCCACGGAAATTAAAGCATCAAAGAACCGCAAGTACAACCGAGTGACGGCGATCCAGAACAACTTATACGATTGCTTAGAGGACTTTGCCGCAGGGCTTGCATTCTACAACAGTATGCTTAATTCGGGATATGAGTTCTCTTGCAAATTCAACGATTCCATACTGACCGATGAGGAAACAGAGCGTCAGCAGGACAGACAGGACGTGAGTATGGGAGTGATGTCGCATTTGGAATACCGCATGAAGTGGTACAACGAGGACGAAGCCACAGCGAAAAAGATGTTGCCAGAGCAGATCAAAGTAATGGAGTAGGTGAACCAATTGAGGGAAGACTACAAAAAGCAGCTATCCGGACAGATCGAGAAGCATTTTCTTGATTTGGAACAGATGATTCTCGAGGACATTGTTCGCCGGATTAAAAAAGCGGGAAAAATCACAAGCACAGCCGACTGGCAGATTAACCGGTTGCAGATCATCGGGTACTCTTCTGAGGACATCGAAAAGATGATTAAAACTGCTCTAAACCTGTCCTATCCGGAAGTGTTTGAGCTGTACGACAAGGTAATCGACTGGGAATATGTCCGTAATAAAGACATCTACGAGCAGATTAATGCAGAATATATCCCATACGAGGATAATAAGGAGTTGCAACAGCTTGCAGATGGCTTTATCCAGCAGAGCAATGATGATCTGCGGAACGTCACAAAGTCCATGGGATTTTATGTGGATTATGGCGGCGGTAGGCTCGTTATGACTCCATTATCCGACATCTACCAAGGATACCTTGATAAGGCTATCACGGGAGTGGTTTACGGTGCATTTGACTACAACACCATGATTCGCAAGGTGGTCACGCAACTCACCAACAGCGGACTCAGAAGCATTGACTACGCTTCTGGGTGGCATAGCAGGGTAGATGTGGCGGCAAGGAGAGCGGTTATGACGGGTGTGTCACAGCTTACCGGGAAAATATCAGAAATGAACGCCGATAAGCTTGGGACAGAGCATTACGAAGTCGCGTGGCACGCCGGAGCGAGACCATCACACGCTGTCTGGCAAGGCAAGGTATGGAGCAAGAAAGAACTTGTCACGGTATGCGGTCTTGGAACAGTTACCGGACTACTTGGAGCAAACTGTTACCATGAGTATTACCCTTTTGTAAAAGGCGTCTCGGAGCGGAATTGGTCTGATTCTTGGCTTGCAGAACAGAACCGAAAGGAAAGTATACTTAAGACGTTTAACGGCAAGGAATACACCTTATACGAAGCCAAACAGCAACAGCGGAAAATGGAAACAGCAATGAGGGCGCAGAGAGAAAAGGCTGTGCTACTAAAACAGGGTGGAGCTGACCCAGACGATGTGATGCTTGCGAAAGCAAAATATCAAGGACAGCTTGGAGAATACACCAGATTTTGCAAACGAATGGGGCTGCATCAAGAACGTGAGCGAATCTATTACGATATGCTCGGAAGAGTGGCACCCGTACCAAAACGATTTAGGAGGTTTAGAAATGAGTAAAGTAAAAGTAATCAGACAGCCAACAGCAGAATCAACATTGATTTTTGAATTTGAGACAGCGTCATCAGAATTTCTGGTCAAGAATTTCACAGACGGTGATATTTACGCATCTCTGGAAAGGGACGCAACAAAAGAACAAAGCGTACTAATTCCGGCGCAGACTGCACAGCGATTGCAGTACGGTTCTTACGGCGGTGGAAAGAGTAACCTAGTCCAAATCATCCCCACAGCAACAAGCGAAAAAGGAGTAGAAGTACAATGCTTAAAATGGTAGATGGAACAGGAATCATAGGAGTGGATATGATCTGCCCTCTAGGAGTCTCCGCTCCGCAGCCACCGAATTATGACAGGGTAGAGCTAGAGGGGGCAGGGATGTTGGTACTTCCGAACAGCTTGGATGCTCCGCTTGAGAGGTTGGAACTTGGTGGGAAGACGGAGCAGGTACAGACGAGTGGAGCGCAGTTGTTTGAAGCGAAAAATGCAGAACTTAATAAATGGGTTGACTCAACAGGAATCATAGCGACAGTTGGTCGTAACTGTATATTCAGGCTGAATGTAAAGCCAAACACCGTTTACCAAGTGAACATTCTATCGGCATCATGCACATTTTCATTCTCGCAGTTCAGCAAAGAAAATGTTTTCCTGGAACGAACCGTGTTTTCAAAAGGTACAAAATCTTTTAAATGTACCACAACAGAAAATGTTGACTATGCGTATTTCCTTATTGGTGGCACTGTCGACAATATTAATGGAATAATAAATGACGTGATGCTATATGAAGGAGAGGAATATAAGAATTACGAACCCTACACAGGCGGTAAACCATCCCCATCTTTAGAATATGAGCAGGAGGTCAAGAACGCCGGAAAGTGGAATGAGGGAACGCAGAAGTATGAAGTGGATGTGAAAGTTACCAACGCCGAGCAGAATTGGAGCAAAGAGCAAACCCTCACCCTCACATCCGACCGACCTATTACAAAGTGGGACAGACTGGTCGAACAGGGTGGAGAGATTGGGTGGTTGTATAAGAGTAAAATAGATACATTACCTAAAACAGGATATCGGCACATCGAAACCGGTTATTTTTCCAAAGGAAATGTTTTTACAGACTCTGCGCTCAACTCCACTGTTACGCCGGGAAGTCAATTTTTTTACTTGTTTTAGTCTTGCGAATCCAAGTTCCAAAAAAGGAGATATCGCATGGCTTTACGTCAATAAGCCCGGAACAACTGACTTGCGTGTCCGATTTGCGGATGAATCAATCAACACTGCCGAGCTGTTTGAAAAATACATGGCAGATAAGGATATGAAAATCCTTTACGAAACTGCACAAACCGAATTCATCCCCCTCCCACAGTCCGAGCAAAATGCCATCCGAGCCTTAAAAACCTACTACCCTACCACAGTTATCACAGCGGACGGAGGGGAACTTGACCCAGACATTAAAGTAACGTATCGAAAGGAGAAGTAACATGAACTACGCAAAAATCATGGAAAACGGAACTGTAAGAATCAGTTCCATCAAGAAAGAGGGCTATAAGCCACTCAAGGAAGAGAAACCAGAGGGATTTAGTAACCTTGTCTTTGTTGGCTACACAGAAACAGAAGAGAATGTAATCAAAGAGTATGAAGCCGTGGATGACGGTATGAGCGCCTACGGGAAATTGCAGAAAGACTTGAAAGCAACACAGGCGGCACAGGAAGTCACAGATCAGGCAGTGCAGGAATTAATTCTTGCGACTATGAAAATGGGGGTGTAAGTTATGGCACAGTTTTTGGCAAACAGAATCAAAGGTGGACACTTGACAATTGATGATGTACCGGAAAGTTTAAAAGAGCAGGTGCAGGCGTTACTTTAGGAGATTAGCACATAGAGATATGTATTATTTTTATGCCTTTTTGGTCAGTAGATGAGACCTTAAACAGTCAATTCGTGGTGGATGGTTACACACCTTAAACAACCTAATGCGAAAGGAGAATGGAAACATGAAAACAGAATTTTTAAAAGGACTTGGATTGGAGCAGGATGTCATTGATAAAATCATGGCAGAGAACGGGAAAGACATTGCCGCTGAAAAGGCAAAGACTACCAAAGCAGAGGGGGAGCGTGACAATTATAAGAGTCAGCTTGAGACCACAACGGAATCTTTGGAAAAGTTTAAAGATGTTGACCCAACAGCTATGCAGGGAGAAATTGATAAGCTGAATCAGCAGCTGAAAGACAAGGATGCTGAGTATGCCGCCAAAGAAGCAGATCGCATCTTTTCCGACACGATCAAAGAAGCAATCAAGACAGCCGGGGGACGCAATGAAAAAGCGGTCATGGCTATGCTTGATATTGACGCTTTGAAAGGATCGAAAAACCAGTCTGAGGACATCAAGAAAGCATTGGAAACCGTAAAGGAGTCTGATGCTTATTTATTTGGCTCTGATGAGCCTTTTAAGAACCCAGTAGGAGCAACTGGCGGCTCTGGCACAGGTGGAGATAATTTCTCGGCGATCAGAGCAGCTATGGGGCTTCCGGCAGAAAAATAATTTTGAAAGAATGAGGTAAAAAGATATGACAAATACAATTGCATTAAGAAAAGCATATTCTACTATGCTTGATGAGGTTTATAAACTGGCATCCCTTACAGCCGTATTAGACGGTCCAAACGAACTTGTAAAAGAGGGTGCAAACGCAAATGAAATTTTGATTCCGAAAATGACGATGTCCGGTCTTGCAAATTACAATAAGCAGACAGGATATGTTGCAGGTGACGTGACACTTGAGTACGAGACTAAGAAATGTACTTATGATCGAGGCCGTATGTTCACTGTGGACGCTATGGACAATATCGAGTCTGCAGGTGTTGCCTTCGGACGTCTTTCTGGAGAATTTTTGAGAACACAGGTTGTTCCGGAGCTTGACGCTTGGAGGCTTGCATCTTATGCAGGATACGCACTATCTGCTAATAAAGTGGCAGCAGCGATTGCAGATGCTAAAGCCGGAATTGCAGCAATTAGAAAAGGCAAGACCGCTATTAAAAATGCGGAGGCAAAGCCGGAAACCTGTTATCTGTATATCTCTGCCGCACTCAAAGGGGATATTGAGGACCTTGATACAACGGCATCCAAGAAAGTTCTGGAAGGCTGGGCTGGAGTGATTGAAGTTCCTGAGGGAAGATTTTTCGACAAAGTCACGTTGACAGCATCTGGAGCCGGCGGCTTTACAACAACAGGCGGTAAGAAGATTGATTTCTTGATTGTTGACAAGAATGCAGTAATCCAGAATCAGAAGCACACTGTATCTAAGATCATTACTCCGGAAGTGAATCAGGATGCAGATGCTTGGAAGTTCGGATATCGTACCGTAGGTATCGCAGAGGCGAAAGATAACAAGAAAGTGGCTATCTATGTACATACTGCAGTGGAGTAGAAATAGGAGTTGATGCAAATGAACTTGTATGCGGATTATACATTTTACGTCTCTGAATATAGGGGAAATTTAACAGATGAAGAATTTGATAAATCTGTTATTCCAGCATCAGCTTATGTCCGAAGGATTACCTTCGGGCGCGCTGATGACAATATGGAAATGGAAGAAGTAAAGCTTGCCACCTGCGCTGTCTGCGATTTGATTGCCAATGATGAAAAGGTCAGAAGCAAGCATTCTGGACGTGTGGTCACATCTGAAAACACGGATGGATACTCCGTCAGCTACGAAAGCGGAGGAAATGGAGAAACAACAGACGATCTGCTTAAAAGGAATATATTTGATACATTGTTGCTTTATCTTGAGCCGACCAGACTCTTGTATATGGGGGTAGAATCATGATAACCAACACAGATGCAACACTGTACAGCAGAAAGTACAACTCTGAAACCAGACTGGATGAGTGGGAGCGAGCTTACATACCTGAGGTATGGTGGTATAAAAATGAAAAGTCGCAGATCACGACAGATGGGTTAAAGCAAGCAGACACTTACACAGCCAGAATCCCGGATACGAACATAGAAATCAAGAAAGACGATTACCTTGTAAAAGGAGATTGCAAGGTTGACATGCAGACAATCAAGGACTTGGACGGACTGGACAAGACTAGAATTACATCTGCAAACTACAATGCTTTTGGCGGCAATCCGCATATTAAGGTGGTGGGAGTGTAGTGGCAAAAGGAAAGAAGAAATTTAAGATTGAGACACCGAGAGGTGTAATTTATACGCAAGCAACAAAAGGTGGAAAAGTGACGGCAAGGCTTGACTGGAATCCCAGCTTTAAGCCAAGTATGGAATCCGGTTTTGCAAACGCACAGTCTTTCGTGGACTCTGAATGCATCCGGCGCATGAACCCGGAGACTCCAAGACGGACAGAAGTACTTGTTAAGTCAGCAACCCTTGGCACCGTAATTGGAAGTGGTGAGATCAACCAGATTGCACCTTATGCACGTAGACAGTATTACGAGCACAAGGAAAAATCACGATGGTTTGAGCGCATGAAAAACCGCCACAAAGACTCTATCCTGAAAGGAGCAGCTAAGTATGTCAAATCTCATTGGCAGCGTCAGATCATACATTCTCACATGTCCGTTTTTAAGTGATGGACGTGTAAATGTGGACTACATTGGAACGGATATGGGGTACTCTGTCGACCCTCTCCCTTGCGACCCGATCATGCAGAGATACATGGACGGTGGGGCAAAGAAGCAGTTCCAATTCGCATTTACAAGCCAAGAAGAATATGACCAAGACGCGCGAATTAACATTGAAAACAGTGGATTCTTCCAGAGCTTCGAAGAGTGGTTGGAACAGCAGAGTTTCAATGACAACCTCCCAAAACTCGAAGAAAAGAAGAACCCAATATCAATCGAAACTTTAAACAGTGGTTACTTGTACGATATCAACGAGGAAAAAGCTAAGTATCGTATTGAGTGCCGCTTAATTTATACGCAGGAGGTATAAACATGGCAGAAACAGCACCAAAATTAGTAGGCAGACATTTGCGTGTGGCATTCATGAACACGGATGCAACGGGCAGCTCTCCGAAATTTGAAAGAATGACCAATTTTACCGCAATGACAAACGGGAAAAACCCGAAAGAGTATTCCAGACAGTACGTGGATGAAAGCACCGAGAGATCAGATGTAGTTGGATATGCTCCGGCTACAGAGTACTCTTTTGATATGTATGCAGGGAATCCTGTACATGAGCGAATTGCAAAAATCCATGACGGTGAGAAAGTTGCGGATGATGCACATGTGGAAGTGGTCACGGTGGATTTTTACAAAAAGAACACGAAAGGTGACAAGTGTTACGCAACAAAGAGAACTTACGCAGTTATCCCGGATTCGGACGGAGATGGAACAGACGCATTGGTTTACAATGGATCGCTGAAAGCTGTATCCGATCTTGAGGAAGGATACGTTACGGAAACTGACATTACATCCAAGACAGTTACTTACGCCAAGGGAGATTACATGGGGGAGTAGCTGCCGCCGATTTTAAGGCGGTAAAAAATACGAGAAAGAATAGGAGAGTGAGCCAATGAGCCAGTGGAAATGGAACGATGTAGAACTTGAAATAGATATGGATGACGTAGAGTTTTTGGAAAGATACGAAAAAGTATTTGAAAGCATTGAGCCGAGAGAGAAGAACCTTGAAAAGGTTGGGAAGATATCGGAAATAACCAGAGAATATTGTTTGTTGTTTTATGATATTTTTGACGGAATTTTCGAGGAAGGTACTTCTGAAAAACTTTTTGACGGGAAAATGAATTTGAGAGTTTGCGAAGAGTGCTATGATTCGTTCATTGCTGTATGTGAAAAAGAAATCAATGCCGTAAATAAGAGACGGAACTCTGTTGTTAGCAAATACACACCGAATAGAGCACAGAGACGGGCGAAGAAATAATGAACTTTTTTTATGAAGAGTTACCGAGCACAGTAAATGTAAGAGGGGAAAATATCAAGGTTATTACGGATTTCCGTGAATACATCAGGCTTTTGGACATGTTGAAAGACCAAGAGCTTGATGCTCTCCAAAAATTCGCGATCATACAGCAGTATTTTATTGATGATGTAGTTGCAGATGAAGAAGCTATAAGCGCATTGTCCCACTTTATAACGATGGATACAAACTGTGCAAAGGTTGCGGAGACAGGTGATTGTGAAGAACCGCAAGAAAAGTTGCAAGAAAAGCCGAAGAAAAATTTATTCTCGTACTCCATTGATTATCCATATATATTATCCGGCTTTCTCAGAGATTATGGAATTGATTTAATCGACATTAAATATATGCATTGGTGGAAATTCCGGATGCTTTTTGATGGTTTGTCTGACGATACAGAGATTAAACAGCGAATAATGTACCGCAGTGTTGATTTATCGGAAATTAAAGACAAAGAAGAGAAAAAACGAATTAAAAAGATCCAGAAATCAATTCAATTGCCATCTGAGAGCCTGACGGATTATGATATCGGAAATGCTTTTATGTGAGGTGACAGATGAGTTGTAAAATTAAAAAACCATCACTTGAGAGAAAGTGGTATAAGTGTCCTTTTTGCGGGTGCAAGCTATTGATTTATAACAACAATTCCGTTTGCACCAATGCATTTATCAAGTGCCGGACGTGCAAAAAAGAAGTAGAGATTAAGATTTAAGCACTTTAAATTGAGCCATTGAGCCTGTGCTATCCATAAAGGAGGGATAGTATGGGTTATGATGGCTCATTAAAATTTAACACAGAAATAAACGAATCCAGATTCAATTCAGGAATTTCCAAACTTGGCAGTGTTGCAAGTGGTGGATTGAAAGTGATTGCCGGATCAGTAGCTGGAGTTGCCGCAGCATTTGGGGCAGTGTCTAAAATGTCTCTTGATTCCGTTGCAAGCTTGGAACAGAACATAGGCGGTGTTGAGACGCTGTTTAAAGATAGCGCGCAGACAGTGATCGATAACGCAAACAATGCGTATAAGACAGCTGGTGTATCCGCAAATAAGTACATGGAGACTGTAACAAGCTTTTCTGCATCACTTTTACAAGGACTCGGAAACAATACCGCAGAAGCCGCCAGAATAGCAGACATGGCAATGGTGGACATGTCAGACAATGCGAATAAATTTGGTTCCAACATGACTGATATTCAAAATGCTTATCAGGGATTTGCGAAGCAGAACTACACAATGTTGGATAACCTGAAACTTGGATATGGTGGAACGCAGGCTGAAATGATCCGCTTGATTAACGACAGTGGCATTCTCAACGAAAAAATAGAGAATCTCGACAATGTGTCGTTCGACCAGATCATTCAGGCAATCCACAAGATTCAAGAAAACATGGGAATTGCAGGTACAACGAGCGCAGAAGCATTAACTACCATAGAGGGCTCTGTACAATCCGCAAAAGCAGCATTTGACAACTTTTTGAATGGTTCAAGTTCCCCACAGGAATTGGCAGATGCCGTAAAGGCCGCAGCTGAAAATATAACAAATAATTTGATGCAGATCGTCCCAAGACTTGCAAAAGAACTCCCAGAAGTCGGAAACCTGTTGATGGAAAGTCTTTCGCAGTCACTTAACTCCGGAAAACTCGGAGAAATGATGCAGATAGGTGGACAAGTCATTTCCAACATAACAACGGGAATTATACAAGCATTGCCCGGAATTGTGACTGCATCAGCACAGATTATAAGTTCGTTTGCGGAAAATATTAGCACCAGCATACCGCAACTGTTGTCATCTGGAATTCAGATCATACAGGCAATAGTGAACGGAATGATGCAGATATTGCCGTCTGTTGGTTCGCTTGCAATCCAGCTTATTACAACTCTATATGAGCAGCTTACGTCACAAGGGCCAAGCTTGTTACAGCAAGGATATGAATTGTTGAGTAATCTGATTGATGGATTCGTACAGGCGATTCCAGAAGCGTTGCCGAAAGTGCTTGATTTTATTCAAGGGATCGGTGAAAAACTTGCAGAAGCAGCTCCTGTAATGATTCGAAAAGGATTCGAGTTGCTACAGAAATTGGTAGAAGGAATTGTGAGTGCAATACCGATTTTGATTGAGCGAGTTCCAGAAATTATTTCGACATTTGCAAACATCATTAATGATAATTTCCCAACAATCCTAATGAAGGGTGCTGAATTACTTGGACAGTTGGCACTCGGACTTATTCAGGCAATACCAACTCTGATTGCAAACATTCCGCAGATTATAGCAGCTATTGTTGACGTGCTGATGGCGTTCCAGTGGTTAAACCTTGGCAAGAGTATAATTAAGTTCTTGGGTGATGGCATTACATCTATGGTCGGGTTTGTTAAAACAGCCGGTACTAATATATTAAACGGAATTAAAGGCTCTATTCAGAATCTACCTTCAACGCTTGCTAATATAGGAAAGTCTGCTATTCACAATCTCGGGAGTACAATAAGCGGGATGGTGTCTTATGTGAAAACTGCCGCTCTAAAAATCGCGTCCGGAATTGAATCTGCAATTCTTACGCTGCCTGGTAAGATGGCATCAATCGGAAGCAATATTGTGCAGGGGTTGTGGAACGGAATATCCAACATGACTGGTTGGATTATTGACAAGATTGGAGGATTCGCAAGCAGTGTTGTTTCGTCCATCAAAGATTTCTTCGGCATACATTCCCCATCCAGAGTTATGCGAGACCAAGTCGGGAAATACCTTGCAATGGGCGTAGGTGTTGGATACGAAAAGTATATGCCGTACAAAGAGATGAAAAAAGTATCCGGTAAGGTGGTGTCTCAGTTGTCTGCATCTGTGAGCGGTATAACGTTATCAGTGCCGGAAAGTGCTGGAAGTCAAACTTACCAGAAAAGCGTTGGAATCCGGAAGTCTGAAAATAACAACGAGCTACTCTATGCAGTAGACCGTCTATCCAGACTTGCCAACAGACCACTAGAGATTGTTAATAAAATTGACTCTGTAGAGACATCCAGAGTACTTGCAACACCAATGGAAAAACAAATAGAAAAGAATTCTAGTTTTCGGAAGATGTTAGGAGGGGATAGAAATTGAGCCTATCAGTAAAATTTGACGATCAGGAACTCGGGCGATACTTAAGTGTATTGTCCGGGTTCTCTCCGTTTAGCGGAGTAAATAGAGAGTCGGAACTCCTTGACGGAGCAGAAAGTGCAAAAGGAGAGGATTTTGGCTACATAACATATAAATCAAAGACGCTTGAAATGCCCTTTGAAATTAAAGGCGATATCTTGGCAAGCTATGACGCGATTCAGAAAATCCTGAACGTCACAGAGCCGAAAAGGCTTGTGTTTGGGAATTATCCGGATCGCTATTTTTATGCTGTCCCTGACGGTAATTTTGATATAACACAGGTTGCAATGTTTGGGAAAGGCACGATCACATGGCTCATTCCGGATGGGGTAGCGTACTCCACTACAGAATTTGCATTTGACGGAGTGCAAGAAGATGGATACCAGACAATTACCATCCAAAACAACGGTACCGAGTGGACGGATGTGGACTATGAGATTACCCACAAGCACGAGAACGGCTTTATTGGATTGGTCAGCCAGTATGGAGTAATTCAGCTTGGGAAACAAGAAGAAGCGGACGGAGAGAACTACGAAGCGTCCGAAGAACTGTTTAACGGTTACAGTCTGTTTCAAGACGATCACGGTACCTCTTATCAGAACCCAGAAAACACCACACAGGGAACGCTCGAAGTCAAGAATGTTGCCGGATATAACGTCATGGCATTAAAAGGTGGACAGGCAACATCCGGATTCTGGAACGGTGGAATGAAAACACTTACTATCCCGGTGGACAGCGAGGGCAGACGTGGGGCAAAGAACTTTTACTGTTACACGCAGCACTGGTTTGAGTGTGGATTAATGGGACAGACCGGAGCGCAGACTATTGCGTTTCTGACAGGAAAAAATGAAGTGATCTGTTCTATGTCCATAAATAAAAACGATTCTGTTGGGAATACGGCGCATGTGGACTGGTTTGCACCACAAAACAAGAAGATCAAGACACTGGATTTCCAACCGTCATCTTACGAGCAGAATCCATTTAACTTAAAGATGGGTGGAGGGCATAATGATTTCTTAAAAGAGGGTGACAGGCTGCGGATTTTTTGGTACGGACAGTATTATCACTTTACTATACCGGAGATTAAAGACATGGCGTGTGAGAAGATACAGGTCTGGATCGGGCAGTGGGGAAGTAGAGATCTTGGAAATCAGCTGGTTACGCACAATTATTTAAAAAGTATCTGGTTCCGTAAGGATAACGTGGAAAAATACCGAGATGTGCCGAACCGGTATCGTGCCGGTGACGTGGTGACTATAGACGGAGAGAGTACAAAGGTCTATGTAAACGGGATGCCGGCAAAAGGAGATGAGATTACGGGGACGGATTATTTTCAAGTTCCACCTGGAACAACGGAAGTCCAGTTCTGCTACTCTTCCTTTTCTTCTCCACCGCCGCAGATTAAAGCGAAAATACGGGAGGTATATTTGTAATGGATAACATCAGAATTGCGATTCTAAGCACAAATAACACGCCAGTAGCGTACATGGACAACGGGCATAAAAAGTCCATGCACTACTGGAATGATGAGCTACACGAATACTTACAGGGTACGGCGAATGCTTACACTTTTACGGTAAATGCAAAGCATCCAGACGCACAGCATGTCAAAGCTGGGAATAAGGTGGCATTTACTTACAAGGGGAAATCATACTACTTAAACATTGTAAATACAGACCAAACAGAGCAGACGATTACTGCCACGGCATGGTCGCTGTCGTTTGAGCTTATTAACGAGGATGCTGGAGAATACAAAGCTGGAAAAGCCATGAGTTTTGAAGAGTACCTCGCCGTCTTTGATGCTGAGAGAACGCTTAAATTGGGACTCAATGAGGTGTCGGACAAACGGATCACCAACGAATGGACAGGTACAACGTCCGTATTAAAGAGATTATTCTCCCTGGCTAATGTCTTTTCTGCTGAAATCGAATTTGAGACAGTACTGAACAGGGACTACTCTTTAAAAGAGATTGTCCTAAATGTATATCGGAAACACTCCGATACAGACAGCGGAGTCGGAGAATACCGGAATGACATTGTACTGCGGTACGGGAAAGGAATTACCGGAATTCGAAAAACCACAGATGCCGAGAAGCTTTACACCTGCATCCAGCCGACCGGAAAGGACGGTCTGACAATCAATGGTCTTGACAAGAAAGAATACGATGAAAACGGCAATATCGAGTACTTTACAGACGGTGCGATCATCCGCGCACCGCAGGCAAGGGACCGGTTCCCATCCAACATCGTAAATAAGGCTGATGCTTATATCCTGATGCGTAAAGAGTACGATACAGACAGCAAGGACAAGCTCTATAGCATGGCTCTGTCTGATCTTAAAACAGCATCTGAACCGGTGGTGACTTACGAGGTGGACGGATATTTTGACACCAACATCGGGGATACGGTAAGGATGCAGGATCAGGAGTGGACACCAGTCCTTTATCTACAGGCAAGAGTATCAGAACAGATCAGGAGTCTTACCAATCCAAAAACTGCAAAGACGGTATTTACAAACTACAAAGAGCTGACATCGGAAATTTCGGACAGCTTATTACAGAGGATGCAAGACCTTATTAATAAAAATAAGGTTTATACTTGCTCTATCTCAACAAACAACGGCGTTATCTTTAAAAATGGCACCGGTAGCACTACTCTGACCGCTTACGCTTACGATAACGGCGTGGATGTGGCAGACAAGCTACAATTCCGATGGAGCAAGGATGGGCATGAGTTTTATGTTGGTAAGAGCGTTACGGTAAATGCTACGGACGTGGATACAAAGGCGGTGTACTCGTTTGAGGCTATGGAAAATGGGATAAAACGTGGGTATTACGAGGTCACGATCACGGATGTAATGGACGGAGAGGATGGTCAGGACGGAACAACTTATTACACATGGTTTAAATTTGCTGATGACGAATATGGAAATGGAATGTCCAGTAGTCCGGACGGAAAAGAATACTTGGGAATCGCCTACAATAAGGAGACTCCGGTAATGTCCAATAATCCGGAAGATTACCAGTGGGCAAGAATCACCGGAGAGGGAGTACCAGGGAAGCCCGGAGATGACGGGAAAACTTACTATACGTGGGTGAGATATGCGGATGATGCCAGCGGAAACGGGATGTCTGACAGCCCGAATGGAAAATATTACATCGGATTCGCCTACAACAAGGAAGTACCGACAGAAAGTAGTAATCCCGCAGATTATCAGTGGTCGAAGTACAAAGGGGATGATGGCCAAGACGGTGTTGGAATTAAATCTATTACAAAGTACTACCTTGCATCCGAAAAGAGTACCGGAATCACAACATCCTCTTCTGGGTGGAGCACTACAAAGCAGGACATGACGGACGTAAAAAAATATTTGTGGAGCTACGAAGTCTATGCCTACACAGACGGATCATCCACCAAGACAACTCCCGTGATTATCGGAGTGCACGGACAAAATGGAGCAGACGGGGATTCCGGCATTATCGTGTCTTCAACAGCTCCGGAAAATCCAAAGGTTGGACAGCTCTGGCAGACTGCAAGCGGAGAGCCGATTAAAAGATGGGATGGAAGTAAATGGGTGATCTATTACATTTCTGTAGAGAATCTGAATGTAGAGACGTTAAGTGCGATTGCCGCAAATCTCGGAACTGTGACTGCCGGACTTATTAAGGATAAGAATGGAACAATGCTTATCGATGTTACATCCGGAAAGATTATTAGCAAGAAAATCGTGCAAGGAGCAGTGGAAAATGTTGCGTCATTGAGTAATGCGTATTTGGCTTTCTCTGGTAAGGCTCCGACAACAGATCGAGCTACTATGAGCGTGAACTTGCAAAACATCATGTTTACAAATGAAAATACGAGAAAAGCAACGACAATCCAGTTTGAGGATGAAATGATATATGCAAGAAATTCTGTATCCCCACGTATAAGCATATATGCGTATCGCAATTACGATTCCGGCACCGTGAAAGGTCCATATACAAGTGCAAACTCCGCTAATAACATCCGTATAGAACTAAAAAGAAGAGGATGTATGGTAACATGCAAGATCACAATGCTTGCACAATTTCCGGGAAGTGGCGAATACGGGCCATTCAACGAGGTGAAAATTCCAGTAGGATATCGACCGGTTGTGGATTTCTTTGCTCCCTATAGTGAAGTTTCAGGACCTAACATATTTGGAACGGGAAGATACGGCATAGGAAAAGATGGGGGGATCAAGATTTATGTGGAGAATCCCGGATGGACAGAACGTCACGCAGCGTTCACGTGGATTACAGATGATTGATTAAAGGAGCGAATATGGAGATTAGAGCAAGACCGTGATGGTCTTATTTTTATACTTAAAAAACCGGAGGGAAAACATGACAGAAAATGAAGTAGAAGTGAAACTTGCAGAGCACGGAAAAGAAATCGGCTCATTAAAGCATCGAATGAAAGAAGCAGAGGACGTTGTGAGCGTGGTACATCAATTAGCACAGGAAATGGTGGGGCTCACCAAAGAGGTCGGCTTTATGAACCAGACACTGGTGCAGTTAACTGCAAAAGTGACGCATCTGGAGCAGACACCAGCTAAGAGATGGGATGGGGTTGTTACCGCTCTCATTGGAGCTATTATCGGTGCAGTAGCAGCAATGCTTTTTTAAGGAGGACGTAAAATGAAAAAGATTAACTGGATTGTAAGAATTAAAAACAAGGCATTTTGGGTAGCACTGATCCCGGCACTGTTGCTGTTGATACAGGCAATTGCGGCAGTGTTTGGTCTTACCATCGACCTTGGAGACCTTGGAGATAAGTTATTGACTGTAATCAATGCACTCTTTGCGATTCTGGCGATCCTTGGTGTAGTGGTAGACCCAACAACACCTGGAACAAGAGATTCAGAGAGGGCGCTTACATATAAGTAGGTAATTTCAGAGGGCTTGGAAACAGGCTCTCTTTTATTGTGCGACGTCGCACAAGGAGGTGAGAACATGAGCGAACAGAACGAATTTGGCAGAGTATCCGTAGAGGAACTGGAAAAAGCATTTGAAACAGAAGAGCAGGAGGAAGAGAAAGAATGAAAATTGGCTTAAGGGGAGGACACTCCCCGAATTGTAAAGGTGCAATCGGTCTGATCGATGAGCAGGCAGAAGTGCGGAAAATCTACAATGAGCTTGCACCAATGTTGCAGGCTGTCGGTCATACTGTGGTTGATTGTAATTCCAACGCATCCAATGTGTCTGGTGAGCTGTCTGACGGCACAAATAAGGCGAATAGTGCGGGGTGCGATATCTATGTCACCTTGCACATGAATGCGGCAGGAGCGGCGTCAGCGGGCGGCACAGAGGTGTGGTTATACGATGCATCTAACCAGACAATGAACACGATCGCAAGCAATATCTGCCAGAATTTCGCAAATAAAGGATTTGCTAACCGTGGTGTAAAGTACAGTTCGGGATACCATGATCTGAATGTATCTAATATGCCTGGCATGATCGTGGAGACATTATTCTGCACTGGCACAGGTGATGTGGCCAGATATCGAAATTTAGGTACAAAAGGAATTGCGGAGCTGATTGCAAAGGCGATTGACAGTAGAGCGTCTGCATGCAGCGAACAAAAAAATAACCAGAATACAGGAATCGAACAGGAAGGAGAAGAAGAGATGAAATGTTTATTTACAGTAGAGGGAAAAGGTGCAGTGTATTATTTTGACGGTCAAAAAGTAATAACATTGGGTCATCCAGACGAATTAAAAATCATCCAGCAGATTTACAAGGACAACAATGGTAAGGACATGCCGTGTTACAAGTGGAGTCCTAAAGCGCCATGGTATGCAAGGCTCATGTCGGTAATTTACAGTAAAGAGACCACATCTATTTAATAAAAACCCCCTCGGAGATCAGTTCTCTGAGTGTGGTATCTTTGCAATTATTAAATAAATTTTTTGGGTGTATTTACATATCCGGATAAATGTGATATTATAAAGCCGTCCAATACAGGTGATGCTCTGTATTGCGGAAACTGAGCAAATCACAGTTTCGCCGATTGAAATATTAGTAGTAGCTTTAATACGAGATATTAAAGTTGTCGCACCCAATGGATGCTTTGGTGTGCGGTTCTGCCAGCAATTCCGGCGGACGCGGATTGAAATATTAACAGTATATTTAAAGCTAAAAGATAGGGATAAGCTTATTGCTTATCCTTTTATCTTGCATTTTTTCCAGAGCTATAGCAGTCATAAAATCTATCAACAAGCTTTGCAAGCTCATCCGGTGTCAATTTGCCAAACAGTGCTTCTGGGATCCATTTGTAATTTTCGTAAAATGTACTTTCAAAGCTTCCAATCTTGCTGAGTTTTTTGATTTTCTGGTATTTGTCCATCCTTAAAAGGTCATGTAAGTCCATTTCTCCATCTTTTAAAGACTGTTTAGTTTCGCTGGTAAAAACGTTTAAGTCTAATGCCAACATATCCTCAACGCTGCATCCGAGTGCGCCAGATAAAGCCTGCGCATTTTTTGCAGTCATGTTACTTACGTCAATTTCGCCTTTTTCAATTTTCTGTATCTGACGGATGTTGATTCCAGTTTTCTCCGCCAATTCTCTTTGAGTAAGTCCCATAAATTTTCTGAGTTCTTTAAGTTCTGCCATAGTTCTTCTCCTTCTCCCCGTATAGCCGATAGGACAGCATTTTATTTATTTTCCGTAAACTTCGCTTAAGATTCTGTTACACATTGTGTTATAGCCATGTCTAACGTTAAAAAAGAGTTTCTGATAGTATTTCTGGTAAGATGTTTCGTTGATTTTTAATAACTCGATTACAAGTCCTGCATCAGATTCAGAAATAATTCTGTTATATCCAGTTTTGCAAGACTCCCACATGCTTACATTTTCCGGAAATCCTGCTTTGCAGTCTGCGATCAGAGCATCAAACTGCTTGTTCATTTTCTCGATCAGATCATTTGCGAAGCTGATCTGCTTCTCTGTTCCTGTCATTTTTGTATCACCTCTTTTTGCTTCATTCCATGCTTTCTTCAAAGCTTCGGAGATTCCGAAAGATGCTTTCTTTACCAGTTCCCATGCTCTTTTCATAATTTTGGATAAGTTGTATTTTTTCATTTTCGTTATCTCCTTTGCTTTATCTTATGGTTATATTTTACGCCAATATTGGCGTAAAGTCAAGAGCAAATTGAAAAGTTTTTAAAATATTTTTATGATATAATGGAATAAATGGAGGGGATAGATATGGAATATCAAATCTACGAATCTTACGATACATTTTTACTATACCAAGAGTTTATAGAGATACCCGGAAATACTTTTAAATTCCGGCTGCCAGAAGGGATGATCCTGACAACCGAAATGATGCACACCTTTTTACGGGCGGCGTATATGAGTGTTGGACGGATGGATCTGCCGTCCTGAATATTGTATCATTTATTTTGTACTAATTATACTGCTCCAAATGGGGCTAAACACTTAGTACAAAACAGATTATAAAAAATCTACAGC